CTCGGCCAGCCTATAAAAGTCATCGAAAGATAGGTCATCACCTAATTCAGCTATTTCGTCTTGAAATCTTCTTTCTACGCGACTTCTCTCCTCAATCCCAAGTCTGCCAGCTAATGCTTCAGCAAGTGCATCAGTGCGACCCTCAAGCTCTGGGTCAGATGCGGCTAATATGCTACCAATGAGATCCTGTTCGGCTTGTCTACCGCCCAACGTCAACTGTCCACCAAGCTCACCCGTCAAACCAGCCGTGCGTAGGCGGCTCTCAAGCGTCTCTGTAGGATCGGCTGTATCACCCTCTTCGCGGAACAAGCCCGTAGCTCCGGCTCTACTCAATGCGCGGTTGAGCGCCTCGTTCTGGAGGCTGCTTTCAATGACCTGCGATTGAATCGTGTCTTGATCACCAAACCTGCCAGTTACACCAGCTTCAGCTATACGTCGAGACAAATCTCTATCACGTTCGTCTGCGGTCATAGCGCCTTCAAACTCACCCGTCAAACCTGCTTCAGTAGCCTCACGCGCTAATGCTGCTGTATCCAAGTCGCTTACTGCGCGTTGGCCTTGCAGTGTTGCTATTGGGGTATCAGTTCCAGTTACGACCTGCCCATAGAGAGCAGACTCAGCGGCCTGTTGTGCGCGGAGGTCTTCGGCTCTTGCTAAGTCCTCGCGTAGTGCCAACTCCCTACCTGCGAGTGTGGTTCTGGCTGGGGCAGACCCTTCGCCAGCAACCTCGCCTAACAAGCCAGCCCGTTGTGCAATGTCAGCACGGCGATTAGCATCTTCTGCTAACTGCATCTGCTGACGCTGTAACTGCGCTGCTAACGTGTCTTGGCGCTCAAACTGACCTGTCAATCCAGCGCGGGTTACATCTCGCGCCAATGCGCTACTTGCTATGTCTTGATCTGCCAACCTATCGCGTGTTTCCTGTGCGCTTTCGCCAAGTGCCAGTTCCCTGCGTTGGCGCTCACCAGCCAGCGTTTCAAGGCCGTCCAACTCTCCAGTTACACCAGCCCTTGCCAAATCCATACGCAATGCTTGCTCTTGGGCTTGTAACGTATCTTGATCTTGGAATTGACCCGTCAAACCTGCCGCAGCAATGTCACGCGCCTGTTGCCTATCTAAAATAGTTTCACCGCCAATGTTTTCTCGTAAAGCGGTTTCTCTTTCAGCCAGATCCATACGCTGGCGTTGCTCTTGCGCCGCTAATGTGTCTGCACGCTCAAACTGTCCTGTCAGACCTGCTCTGGTTACATCACGAGCTAATGTACTTGTGGCAATGTCTTGCTCTCCAGTGCGCTCTCTCAAGTCTTGTTCGCGTTCGGCAAGATCCATCCGCTGACGCTGCTCTTGTGCAGCCAGTGTGTCCACCCCTTGAAACTGGCCTGTCTGTCCAGCGCGAGTTACATCACGGGCCAGTGCGGTATCTAAGAGTCGATCTGCTCCAATGCGTTCTTCTAACGATTGACCACGCTGTGCTATATTCATTGCAGACCGTGCTTGATCAAAAGCCAACGCATCTCGTAGATCACCTTGTCTGCGTTGTGCAGCAGCGGCTTCTAACGCTAATCGGTTACGCTCGTTACCCTCTGCCATGCGCGTTAGTGCAGCGGCTGTATCTCCACCACCTCGCAATACGCCGTAACGGGATAATTGTTCGACCAAGCCTTGTTGTGCTTCTTGCTGACGTAACTGCTGGTCAGCTATCTGAGATGCAAGAATAGGATCATTAGCAGCATCAATGCGGCCCATGTATGCTTGTTCTAAGCGATCTTGTAGCGTCCCAGAAAGTCTTTGCCCTGCCTGTCTGCGTAACTGCTCTGCACCTCTATTGTAGCGCGATCCGGGCGCAGCAAATGTTTGCAACCCTGCGTCTTGTCTACGCGCTATGGCCTCTAACTCAGCCGCGTTTTCGTTGAACTGTGGCGAGGAGGTAAATGTTCGTAAACCAGTGTCCTCTTGCTGTGCAGCAGCATCTGCGTATGGATTTACATAACGGCCCGTGTCGGCAGATGTAGTAGTTAAGCCTTGCCTTGCAGCCATCTCTAACTGTGCGCGTAACTGACTTTCAAGTGCTGGATCTCCCGATAAGGGGCGCTGTTGCATTTCTTCCATCGCCAACTGCTCTTCAGTGCCGCCAGTAGACGCAAAGGTTCGTAGCCCACCATCGCCCTGTCGGGCAAACATTTCAGCCTGTGCATCCGTTGCTCCCGATGGGGCAGCAGCTACATTACCGCCTTGTGCCAACGCCGCTTGCTCGTATGAACTCCTGTAGCCGGACACATCGGGTAGACCTGCGCCCTGTCGCGCCGCCATCTCCTCGCCCGGAGTCATGCCACCACTTTGCCGTGAGGCCATTTCTTCGCCGTAGGACATTGTAGGAGTCCCACGCTGTAGCAGTGCGGCCTGTTCGTATGAGCTTGTATAAGCTGGAGATGGTGTTCGACCGCCTTGCCGTGTAGCCATCTCTTCGCCGTAACTCATGCTGCTGCGAAGTGCATCGCCAAGCCTATCGTTCATGGCTCTATTGGCTGCATTTTGCCTCATCGCCATTTCTTCACCATACGATAGTGTAGGTGCTTGACCCGTGCCTTGAGCGTCAGCCATTGAGGGCTGTTGTACAACTACACCACTTCCTTGCGCGTCGGCCATTGATGGTTGTGCAATAACACCTGCGCCTTGCCGTGCCGCCATTTCTTCGCCCGGTGACAATGCCGGAGGTGCTGTCGCAGTTCCTTGCATTGCTGCCATAGCAGCGCCGGGGTCTTGTGGGACAAATTCAGTTTGACCAACCCCCGTATCGGGGCCAGTAGCTACATTTGTTGTTGTAAACGAAGGCGCTGGAGGGCCACCACTTGGTCTAACTGAACCATCCAACGGTGAGACAGGGTTAGGGGCTTGCATCTGCGCCATAGTGGGTGCTGGCGGCGCACCAGTTCCCTGCATTTCTGCCATTGTGGGTTGTCGAGCTACATTTCCACCGCCTTGCATTTCTGCCATTGTGGGTTGCGGCGCTGGAGGCGCACCAGTTCCTTGCATCTGCGCCATAGTCGGTTGTGGCGCTGGGGGTGCAGGGGGCGGGGGTGGTGGAGGAGGCGGCATATTCGCAGGTTGCGAAACCCCTGTTCCTTGAGCGTCTGCCATTGACGGTTGCTGGTTTACAGGTGCGGTAGCTCCACCGCTGCCTTGAGCGTCTGCCATTGACGGCTGTGCGCCCATTGAGCCACCGCCTTGCGCCAACATCATCTGCTGTTGCTGTGACAACACATTGGTTAATGGATCTGTAGTAGGCGCAGGTGGCTGGCTTGCAGCTTGTGTAGCCCTGCGCCGCCTAAATCTTTCAGACGCAGCATTATTAGCAGCAGTGTTACCTAAAAGAGATCGCCGCCTTTGACCGGGTGACATTCTACTGTAATTAGTGCGCGTTGTACGCCGCCTGTTATTTGACCCACCAGCAACTCTACTAAAAGCCATTACTCTATTCCCGTTGTGCGTTTGCGCGTCAACCCGATTGGTTTGTATTGCAGATTTGTGCGGCGTATTGTAAACGTCTCGTCGTCGTTAAAATTACTGAACCGCAGCTTAGTGCGCGGATCGTATCCAAACAGATCACTGTCTGTAGTCAGTGCAGTTACATCGCTTTGTAGAACGCTTGCATCCAGTGTAAACGTAGTGTTCAACGTAGCGCCCAGATCACCCATCTGTATCGTTTCGACGTTGCTCACTATCGACGCGGAGGTCTGGGTTACACTCAAATCGAAATCGCCTGTATTGTCGAACAATGTGCGATTGTAGAGCCAACGACACTGAACAGCATCGCCCAGAGGGGCCAAACTCGCAGTTTCAAAAAATGCCTTGATAGCTGACCCGTCATCGTTGTTACCTGTCTCGTGTTTCTGGATGTGACCAGCAAAATCGCCAGCATGGGGCAACTCGTCGATCATAGCCGCAGCGTTGCGCGTAAACCCATTATACGGGCCAAACCAACAGTTAAGACGGTTACTGTATATAACCACGCTGTTCATTTGCGTTTGTGATGCCCCAAAGGGCAGAAAGAACCACACCTGCTCTTCGGCTGGGTAAAACAGCGCGAATGAATACGGCAACCGCGCACTGTTAAGGTTCGGCCAATACCCATCGTCCAACGCAAAGCTGATCTTTTCAACAGCAGGGCCACCTGTCCACTGGTAGATGCCATCTTCTCTGACAAACAACTGACGCTCACCGGGTATAGTTACAATCGTTCGGCCAGCAATCGTTCCGCGCTGTGTGCGTTGCTGCTGGCTAAACGGTATAGTAGAGTTTCCCGTAGGTGTGAGGGTGTGTATGCCCTGCTCGGTATGCACTGACAATGTGCTTTGGAAGGGCGAAAGCCCAGTTACATCGTAACCAAAGGCGTGGTAGTTAAGCGCACCCCATGTTTCTATATCGCCCGCATCTGATCGCCATACTCGGTCTGGCACGGTGTTGGTGTTGCCTACCCAAAGACGATTTTCCCAAAATGCTATATTTTTCGGCTTGGTAAACCGCGAATCATCATCTAATGCAGCTGCGTTGTTGCTGCCACCTGTCCACTTAATGGCATCGGTGTCTTGACCGTTTACTGCAACCAACGTATCGCCAGCCAACACCCATTGCCATGTATAGTCGTTGCCAGCCGTAATCGTTGTGCTGCCTGTTCGATCTGTAGCAGACCCACCTGTAACGTCAAAGAATTTGTTACCGCAGAAAGCAAACACCTTTTCTGCGCCAGCCAGTGTAACTTGACCCAATGCTGTAACCGTAGCACCGCTGTTCATTGCACTGCTGTTGAATTTCACAAATCCTTTGCGCTTGGATACCTCACCCGCCAAACCTACAGTGCAATTTTGCATATCATGGATGCCAGACGGAGATAAATCCTCGGCTGGAACACTGTAGTTTACCCCGTCTCTCCAAGGGCCAAGGCGTAAAGATTCAGCAGCTATTGGCATTAGCTTAATGACCCCTCTGTCGGATAAAAACTAAACTGTGAAGATGAGTCGTCGTCCGAGCGGCGCATACGGAATTTACGGTTACCTTGGACGCTAAGATTCTGTCTGGAGGCAATAGCTACTATACGCTCCATTTCATTTCGATCTACACCAGCGCCTTGGTCATCACCTTTTTCTTGTTTAAAAAGTGACGTAATGCCGTAGATCAGTGCTGGCTGTATAACTGGGGGGTAATACTGATTGATGGAGTTGTTGTCTTCTAACTCAACAAACTCTGGTATTTGGCGATAGTAACGGTAGCCAATAGTGTCTACACCATCTGGCGTGGGGTATAATGATACTTGTATCGCACCATTAGTGTCTATGCCGTTAATAGCTACAAAGCGAGGGTCACCATCAATGCTGGAGTCGGGATCAGCAGCGTCAATATCTTGGGTGCTTTGTATGACAATTACATGATTCTCAGTTACATTGCGAAACGAAAGTGGCGTCAACACATCAGTTTCTAATGAATAAGTCTGTGTGTCTGCAACCGTATTAAATGTAGCTGATTTAAAAAGCCAATTCCATTGTTCCCGGCTTTGTATATCTTTGCCGACAAGATTTAGATAGTCACGCGCACTATTTTTAAACGTCGAACTGTTTGTATTTAGCCCAACGCGCCGTAACGCTATCTGCAAAATCTCAATGTTTGTCATCCTAAAACGGCAGCCCTCATGTCAACCCATGAGCCGTTTTCGTAACCTTGAAATTTATTCAGCGTACTGTTATAGATCAACATCCCGTTCGCTGCTGTCAGCGCATCTCGTTCTGTCGTTGTTAATGATGGAACGGTAAACGATGCACCAAATGTAACTGTATCGGCTTGCAACACTCCAAAAAGTGCAGCGTCACCAAAGAACGCAGCGGCGTTTACTTGACCTAATGATTCAGTCACTGGTTACATCTCAGCACCCTCTGCAATCTGGTCAAGATCGTATTCAGACAAGTTATCGCCATTGTCATCTAACCAGCGATTAGTCCAAATTTCAACGGCTTCGGGGCCGCGATCTGAAACCCGCGCAGGGGGTGAAGGCACAAAACCCGGTATATGGGTTACCTCACCTACAGCCCTAACATGATTTCGCACTTGGCTGTTGGTGACTTTGGATCGGCGCTGACGGGTGTGCGTTTTATCCAGATCGAGCGCCTTGCGAATTGCATCCTTCGTTTCGTCGCTGCCCTTTAAAATTAACTGGGCAACTTGCTCTGGCGTAACGCTGGCTGCGTCTTCTTTTGGCGCAGGTTTAGCCGTTTGTGCCGCTTCCGTTGCTTCTGCTACTTCTGCTGACAGGGTATGCTGCTGCATACGTTTTGCCATTGTTTATTCCTTGTAAGATAACGTGGTGGAGCAGTTTCCACCGATAGTTGTTGAGCAGCCTTTTGCTCACTACAACTAAACTGCTCCACCACCATTTATTTAGTTTTAGAAATTGCCCAGCAAATACACTGGAGCCGTAGTGGGCGAACCAGAGTCATCAGCTAATGCAAATCCAAAAACCTGCTCTTCTTCACCATCAGCCATCGTATCAGCGCGGCCATCAGCACCGTTATCAGCTACAACGGCTTC